GTTACGGTAAACTACGTTGATGCTGATGGTAACACGATCAAGGCCGCTACGACCCAAACTTTGGATAACGGCTCAACTTATACGGTTGAAACGCCAACGATCGATGGTTACACTTACAAGTCAGCTGATGCCGCTTTGACTGGTACGGTTGATGGTAATAAGACGATTACCTTAACTTACACCAAGGATTCAACGACACCAGTTGAAAACAAAGCTAACTTGACGATTAATTATGTTGATGCTGATGGTAACACTATCAAAGCATCCAACGTAACTGAATATATTGTTGGTCAAGCTTACACTGTTGGTCAACCAGAAATTGCTGGTTACAGTTACAACCACTCAACTGGTGATGCTATTGCCGGGACAATTGGTTATAACGGTAACACCGTGACCTTAGTATATACGAAGAATGGTGGTACTACTACGGCGCCAACAGTAGCGCCAACCACAGCACCAACAGTAGCTCCTACTACGGCACCGACTACGGCGCCAACAGTAGCACCAACCACAGCACCAACGGTAGCACCTACGACTGCACCTGGCACTGGTGACAACGTCAACGGTGGCGGTACTGGTACAACTACAACTGCTCCTGTTACGACGCCAAGTGACGATACTGTTGATAATGGTAATGGTTCATCAAACAACGGTTCATCAACGACGACTTCAACGGCACCAGCAACCACGGTTTCTGATGATGAAGTAACGCCAACGACGACGGCTACTACTAACAATGGGACTAGTGGGGTTGTTCCTGCATCAGCCTCATTGAAGCCAGTAGTTACGACTAAGACGACGACTTCAGACGCAAAGACGTTACCACAAACGGATGAAGACGAAAACGGGACTGCCTTGGCTGTCTTGGGTCTTTCAACCTTATTGATGGGTTCAGCGCTATACTTTGGCGTTTCTCGTCGGAAGCATGAAGCATAATAATTAGAATAGCTTGATTATTTGCTGAACGGATAGAAAGGTCAGCGATGACCTTTCTACTCTTTGAGCAAACAATCAAGTTTATGGAGGAGTTGCATTATGAAGATGTTCAATAAAAAGCGCAGAGATAAGAATGAGGATTACCGTAATCATTCTGAGCGTGCAACGGCGACTTCAACCGTTGCTGCTCAAAAGCCAAAACCAAAGGCGACTCAAAGTAGTACGACCCCCAATGTGCGGTCATCTGCTGGTGTCCGGCCAACTAGTAGCAGCGTGACTGCTTCAACTAGTGCCCCAGTTAAGGGCCAAAACCGGGTCAACCAACGGCGTGCTACCCAAACAGCAGCCAAAAACAGTGTGGCCATTGAACGCGAAATGGCTGACTTAAACAAGCAATACCAAACTTTACGTGGGGAGCTTAAGGTCCAATTAGTTCAGGATCGTAAGCACGAAAAGCAACAGTATGAAACTTTAGTTGCCGAACAGTTAAACTTAGAACAACAGTTAAAGGACGCTAAGGTTACTCTGTCTAAACAGGACAAAGTCGTTAACACGAACGATAGCGAACGGCAGGGAATGGTCAAGACCATCAATGCTGCTCAAAAACGTTATGATGATGCTAAGAAAGCTCTTGCTAAGAGCGATCAAACCATCAAATCGTTGGAAAAGAAGATTACGCAGTCTGAACAATCATTAGCTGATTTGAAGCAAAATGAAGCTGATATGCGTAAAGCAATTCAGGGCGAACAGGATCTTAAGAAGTTATTCGTGTTGATGAAGCAACAGGAGAAGCAAGCACAGGATCTGTATCAAAAGAGTGACGCAATCAACAGTGAACTCGTGAAACTCCAGAAGCGTGAACAGACTGAAACCCGTGAACGTTCGCGGAAGGAACACGCGATTACGAGTGCGAAAAAAGACTTACATACCGCTCAAGATGCGTTAGTTGCTTATGATCGTAAGAAGAAGAGTGCTCAAGACGAACAAGAACGTTCACTCAACTTGATTAATCAGAAAATCAATCGATTACAACATGATTATGATCAAAATGCCACGATTGTTAAGGGGCTCCAACAAAAGATTGAAAGCATTGATGCCAAGTTAAAATCGGATTACGGGACGACTCACTTAGTATCGCCCGTCGAATTTGACCAGTCTGCAAAGTACTTCTTGTTCAGCACCGATCTGATTCAATCATTGTCTGGTGATGAAAAGGCTTCGATGGAAATGATCATGGGCTTATTGAAGAGTGAAGTTAAGGATAAAGCTAATGTTATTACGGTTAACTATAATGACAGCTTGCCAGAAATTTGGAACAGTTACCAATCAGCTGGCTTAGTTGATAAACGAACTGGCTTGTACAACATGTACTACACGATTCAGGCAAAGGTACCGGGTGCCGTTGCGAAGACTAAACCAGAATTACCTGATAATCCTGCATGGCAATATAAGCGCAATGCTGATAAGCAGATTGTGTCAATTGCCGATGACGGCGGTAACCCAATTATGACATTGAAGTACCGTAAGAATGGTGCCATTTGGTACATGACTTACTTCAATGGGTCATTAGCAACTCGTCGGGATGTGTACGATGCTGCCGGGTTCTTGTCAGTCACTCAGTACCTTGACCGGACGAATAACTCACAAGTGACACTAGAAAACTTCTATCGTCCAGACCACTCTTTAGCAATGGTCAAGCAATATGGTAGTAACCACGAATTATCAATTCAATTAGTGAACAAGGAAGAAGCCATCACGAATGTCTTCCATTCTGAAGCACAATTATTGAACTGGTGGTTGGCATCAGTCTTACAACAACAAAACAGTGTGTTGGTTATGGGAGTTAACGCCCCATTGTTCGACCAATGCTTACAAGCAACGAATGATAATTTCCATCTCTTACCAATCGTCTCTGCTGATGATTTGGATAATCAACACGTCCAAGATATTATCAACGGAAAGAGTAAGTTGTCGAGCTTAGTTGTAACGGATCGTGATGTTCAGACTGCGATTGAGAAACAAATGACACGTGATCTTGAAATCACCGTTATGCCAGCTGCAGAAGTCCGTGCGTAATCACGGGGTTGTTGATGATGCCTTGAACGTGACGCATGAATGGGGTTTTAAATAATGATGAAGACTAATACTAAGAAGGCCAAGTACGACGATGCGGAATTGTTCGAAAAAGTCTTAGTGGGCATGTCATGGCTTGAAAGCCATCTTCGCGAGATTATTCAAACGATGGTGACTGATGCGGACGTGTCGTTCGAACAGTTCTTGATTCTCTACTATCTTGACCATAGCACTGATCACCGGATTACGGTGAAAGAGCTAGCCGCTGACCGCCACGTCTCTTCTTCAGCGATTTCAAGGAAACTGACCTACTTGATCAACAATGACTTGATTGTGTTGAACATCGATCCTTATGATCGTCGGTACCGTTATCTAACGTTAACCGCCAAAGGTGAGAAGTTAGCACGGGTCATTGAAAAAGTTAACGAAGAACGCCTTGGCAAGTTCCTCGACGAATTTGGCCGGATTCGAACCTCTGAATTAACTGATGAGCTTCGGATGGTCAGCAAAGTTTTAGTGGATACCAAGGAAATTAAAGGCTAGTAAAAAAGAGTCATTCAACTTGTATAAGCTGAATGACTCTTTTTAGTGTTAAATATTGATCGCTAATGAGAACAAGATAAAACCACCAAGTAACATGGCAAGAATCGCCACGACCACCCACAACACTTGACGGACGTTGTGCCGCACGCGTCGCTCAACATGGCTCTTTGATTGGAGATGCTCATGTTGGGCATTAAATAGCGAAGCATTCGTGTCTTTGACCCAATCAGCACCATGCTGACCATAGTAGGGGTTGGTGTTATGATTGAGCGAGTGGGGGACCCGGCCATTTGATTTGGTTAACGGTTGATAGCGCCGCATCGTAATCCTCTTTTCAACGGTTGTTTAGTTTTTCTGGGCCTTATAAGGAACGGCATAGTTCTTAGGGGCGTCGCTAGCTTTTGCATACTTCCAGTGCCCAGACATCTTCTTTTCGAGTGGGGCATCATCTTTGATGCAAGTAAAGCGAGAGCCAACTTCATTTTCGATAATGAAGATCCGGTTAAACTCGTGCCGCGTCTGAACAATGTGACAATCATTGTGATCGATACCAAAAACATCTTTGTATACCAACAACATTATCTCCTTTGGATTGAATTTAAAATAGTGACAATTTTACAAGGCTTCACAGACAGTCTACACTATCTATTATAAACCCCTAATCAAGTCCGTAAACCGTTTTGAGTGAAAAAAGATAAAATTGCACTGGCAAGGGTGTGACAATTCATAAAAAGCCACGCAGGTAAATTTGATCTTACCTGCGTGGCTTTATCCGTACTTCTGATTGGGTATACTGGGCTCGAACCAGTAAATTACGGATTCAGAGTCCGCTGCCTTACCAATTTGGCGAATACCCAATAACAACTATTTAATAGTAACTTTTCCAGCAAATACTGTCAAGACTTTGCTGAAACTTTGTGTCTATTTTTTGCATTTTTGCTTGAATATCGTATCAGTTGGTGGCTAAACTAGTTAAATGGAAGGTGAGTGTATGTCGAAGTCAGAATTAGATCATTTATTCGATCATCTGCGACAACAATTGATCGTATGGGCGGTCACGGCCATCGGATTAGCAGTTATGCGCAGCTTTTTGTTACCCCAATTATTGACTTTCGTTTTTTGGTGTAGTGTGGCCTACTGTTTGCTCTTATTCGTTGGTTTAGTTGTTGTGACGATTTTTAGGTGGCAAAAATCTTAATTATATTTGACAAGCCGCTTATCATTCGGTAAGATAATAAATGAATTTGTGCCCGCTGGTCAAATTGGTTAAGACGTCGCCCTCTCAAGGCGGAGTTACGGGTTCGATCCCCGTGCGGGTGATAAGTTGACAAATATAGAGAAACGACAAAGCACCAAAACGCTGATATAAAGGCGTTTTGGTGCTTTTGTTTTACACTCGAAAACCACTCAAACACGATATGTTCTTCCACGATTCTTCCAAAAATGAAAAAAGTAGCCAAAATATAGCAGTTTTTGGAAGAAAAATTAACAAATGATTTTGTAATCCCTTGCGGCACAAGGAATACAGCAATCATAAAATTATCATTTTTAAAATCCTTCGTCCATTAGCTCGGTAGCTTTCTTATCTGACACGCCGTTTTCTTCTTCAATAAGATGGACGTAGGTGTTAACGGTCGTTTCTAGTTTTTGATGTCGAAGGCGATGTTGAACATAGGGAAGGGACTCATGATTTAAGATAAGAATCGAGGCGTGTGTATGTCTCATGGCGTGTGTTGTAACTTTATTGATATTTAGACGGTTACAAATACGTCCTAGCTCTTCGTTTGCATTCCCATTGCCCACTATTTTTCCTAGTTTGGACCAAAATACGAGGTTCTTAGGATTCTTCATTTCGTGTAATTCTAAATAATCTTTCTGCGTATTACGATAGCTCCTCATAAAACGACAGTAGGCGGGTCCTATGGTTATATCTCCATCGGCCTGTCCATTTCCCTTAGTTGGACGAAAAGTCTGTCTACGGGCGTCCCATTGCTGTTTAATGTGAACTATTCCATTATTCAAATCTAAATTATCCCACGTTAGGCCAGCAGCTTCCTCGAACCTAGTTCCGGTTTCTAGTTGAAACAGCATCATTAGCATAGTCATGTGGTCATAATCAGCCGTTTTAATGAGATATTTACGCAGCTTTTTATAATCGGACAACGTCAGATACTTTTCCTCTACGGGCTTGGGAGGGCGTCCAGTGACATGTGCCTTGTAAGCAAAGTCTCGTTTTAGAATACCATCAGCTACGGCGTCCTTGATTGCAGTGTGTACTTGTTGATGAAGCTTGTGAGACGTGGCAATTCCATGACTGCGGCCAAATTCATTCAGGAACTTCTGGTAATCTGGACGTTTAATTGCGCTCATAGGTTTATCCTTAAAATATGCAGAGACGTGACGCCAGTTGCCCATATATAGCTCGTGAGTATGACGCGATACACCATCAGTCTTATATATTCTGATCCAATCAAGAAAGTAGTGCTTTAGACTCTCGGTGCTACGTGATAAGTCAGCACCTTCCAGCAGAGCATTTTTAGTTTTAGTTTCCCACTCAACAGCATCAGTTTTGCGTTTTTCTAAATGGGTAACCGACTTATAGTTACCGTCATCAGCTTTATAAGAGACACGGGCTTGCCATTTACCATTATTAAGTTTGGTTACTGACATGTTTTATTCCTCCCAACTGGAAATAACAATAGGTTGTCGTTTCCAAACGTACGTTCTATTCTATTTAAAATATATACCCCGTTACGGGGTATAAGCGAGTGACACATAAGTTATATGTTGTACTCAATCTGACAATTCGTCTCTTAAATGATTTGACAAATATATATTAAGATTGACTTTGAATGCTTAAAAAGGTAATATTATTTATGAGTTAAGAGTCAATGCTGAAAGTAAACTCTTTACTACTGGCTTGCCGACTCAACCCTAAGGGTTCTGAGCCGGTTTTTTTATTTCTTTTAAATCGCCGTTTACTAAGAGATCGTATCCCAATAAAAATTTTCTGATATCAGTACGTAAGTTAGTCTGATCTTTAACAGATTTTTCAAATAGTGGAATAGCAGAATTAAGAATAAAATCATGCAAGTCTGTTTTATCTAATCTTTTTAAGTTGTAGGTTAAAACCATGAACATTTTTGAACGGCTTGTAATATTCTTAGCTTCTTCAATTGAACTGATGTCAATGCGTGCCCAATTACCAATACTATTAATGATACTATCAAGAGAGGGACAGTTTTGAATTTTATGATTTAGTTTTTCAACATCATTATCTTTTAGCTTCAAGGAAGATTGATCAACTGACTTTAGATATCTAGAAAATGGAGTTTTAGTAAGCCGATTACCATCGTGCGCGACAAATGATAAGGCAACAGCAGGTAAATAATTATTTGTTTCGTTAAAGTAATCTTTAATGTAGCTTAGTAAATCAGGATATACATAGAAGTATTTTGCATCACCCATAGCGACTACGATAGGTTTTCCCTGGTCAATCTGATTAGAAATGTCAGACAAATCTTGTGGGGATACAAGAACAGATTCGAGTGAACCGCGACTCCCATAATCAACAATTATTTTTCTGATTAAATCTTGGTATTTTCTTACTTCGTAGGGCGATGCTCCTTCATTAATTTTAGATATATCACTATAAATTTTCGAATAATTATCAGTGTTTATCAATGTGTAGTTAAAGTTTAATATTGGATCGGATACTAATTCTTCAGTTGTTTCCATTTGATTTTTCTCATATTGGATAACGTAGATTCTATTGGCCGACTTTCGTGTATCTTCGGCGGGCAACTGTTGGGAAAAGTCATTTAAAAGTTTTCGAATATTTCTATCAGTTAATGAATATCCAAGAAATATGATTGGAGAGTCAATCATAGAGGATAAAATTTTTGCACTAAGCAGAATTGAATTTTCATCGTACTTATTATAATCATTTGAATTAATTACGATTGTTTGAGGGTCTGTGACACTACCATGTATTTTATATAGTTCGGACCAGCCAGCATTATTGTCAAATAAGCCGTTTTGACCAACATAGACATTCGGCTTACTATTAATGGAATTTAAAGATTTTTCAATAAATTCATCATAATTTGTAGTAATAATCATACGAGATTTATTTATAAACTGTTTAAATAGTTTATATTCAGAGGTGTCGATATCAGATTTTAGGCGAAAATCTGAAAATTTATTGGCAAGGTCATACTTAAATGGAGAGAGTCTTTTTTGTTGTGCTTCCTTAATTGTAAGTCCAGTTACATCTCTCTCTTCTTGATAGAATAGAGCATTAAAATGTTCTTCAATACGGTCCATGGCTTTAGTATTTGCGATAAAATCTTGTTGATCTTTTGTTGCATCACCGTTTTTTAAGTCAAGATTGTGAAAAAAAGTGTATAAATTTTCATTAGGGAATTCTTGCTCCCAATACTCTTCGATTAAATCTATCCAGGCGGGGGAGTCTTGAATATACCTTTTTGATATTCCTGATCCAATAAAAACAATCGGATAGTGATTATTCTCAATCATATTCTTTAAACTCATCTAAATTCACATCCTTAGTGATATTTATAAGCGAGTGACGGGAATCGAACCCGCGACTACAGCTTGGAAGGCTGTCGTTTTACCACTAAACTACACTCGCATAAGAGCCAACAATGGGTTTTGGTCGGCTCAACAGTTAATTAGAATGTACCTAAAATTATTTTTGCTTAAGACGATCAACCATATCTCTTTCCATTCCTTGGATTATGCGGCCACATTCTTTCCTTGAGTAGCTATCTTTTGTAAGATAAACGAAAGCATACAGATTAATAAAAGAGGTTAAGTCATTAGTAATGTTATCTATGAGTTCATATTTCGACATATCTTTATCCATAATCTTACCTTCTTTCTTTTAAAAGTGGGTGGCAGGGATTGAACCTACATAACAATTTCAAACGAGAGAGAAGGGCTGAAATCGTTATTCTACCATTGAATTACGCCCACGTGATGTACGTACTAAAGTAAGCGGTAGTATGGGTTATTTGTTACAATGCGAGCGGCAGGAGTCGAACCTACATCTGAAAGTATCTAGTTAGCAATTCAAAGGAGCACCGTTCTACCGTTGAACTACGCTCGCGTGAAAGCCCCGACGAGGGCTTGGACTTGTTATGGTCTTGCGTATTGATTGCCCCGTGGTGCTGGCTTGGCACCAGAATTATCAGCAGCACTCTGGGTCATATATTGGTAATTACCTGGATTTTTAACGCTGGTGTAGTACTTATTGGAGTCTGATACAAAAACCATACCAGAAGCAGCAGTAGTCCAACCACCTTTTTGTGTATAAGAAGCATTGTCTGTAGTACTTGTTTCGCTCGCTTTTTTAGCTGATGACGAGCTAGCAACTGATGATTCTGAACTGGCTTTAGCTATTGAAGAGCTTTCTGCCTCAGACTGCTTTTTGCTCGATTCAGATTCAGAACTAGCTATACTCTCTGAATCTTCTTTGGATTCTGACTTGGAGGCAGCAATACTTTCAGATGACTCCTTTTCTTTAATAGAGTTAGCTTTGCTGATGCTAGCCTTTCTTTTTGACTCATTGGAAGCATTTTTCTTTTTGTGTTTAGAAGATATTCTGCTAGAAGTGCTTGTCTGATCTGCACTTGATCGATGAGTTGGTGAGGCTATGGTTCCTACTGTTAGAAATAGAACGGCTGCTATAAGCGAAATAAAAGTATATTTTTTGTATGGCTTGTTAACACCATTTTTTATAAAGTGATTGATAATCCAACGAATCGCAAAATATACTATTGCGATCAATGAGAAAAAAAACATAATTGCGCAAAAGCTTTCCAAAGTAATCCCTCCAAAATATGTTATTCCCCAAAACATACTAATTTCAAAAAATGTAAGCAATCCCAACTCCTAGCTTTTGTCGATCTCCTATCTGGTATATAGGTTGCTATGGCCATTTTTTAGTTAATCTTTTTTGAGATTTGTGTATGAGATAACCCAAGAGCCCACAGATGAGCTGGCTTTCTTTACTCTTACTGTAACTGTTTCACCTTTAGTAACCTTGGGATTTTCCAAGCTTACGAAATTCAAGTGTTTGCCAGTTTCAAGGTTATAACCAAATGCGCTATTTGGAACAACTTTATCGATCTTGAATTGAACGGTTTTTCCCTCAATATCTTTATTAGCATTTAATGCTGATTCTGCTGTTGAAGCAGTATAATCAGGCTTTTTGTTTCCACAACCGGTCAGTGTAAAAATTATAGCCATAACGGCTATGAAACCAATACTCATCTTTTTCATTTATAATTCCTCCAAATTAGTATTCCCCAATGAATAATATCCCCTGTAATTGAGCGTTTGCCATTAGAACGACTAAATTAAGAGCCCATGTTCTGCAAGCCAGGGACCGATAATAAAGCTTAGGGCAAACAAAACAACAGCAACTATCCAAACACATATAATCCAAGTAGTAGTAGAGATACTTCTAAATAAACGATACTTTGGATATTCTAAAGCGAACAGAGAATAAAATATACCGGCAGTAACGATTGATAATTGACCGACTTTCATAAAAGGGAAGAGCAGTGTTAAGAACCCCATTAAATACATAGCAAATTGTCTGCCTGACCATTTCAATTTTTCATGAATCAAGTAGTAGACGCTATATACAATGAGTCCAAATGCAATAATTGGCACTAGTGCTTGCAGTGTGTTAACAAATGCCATTACTATTAACGCTGCTCCCATAATCAGTAAAACAAAGCTGCCGACCTTTGCAGTGACTTTGAAAAGTGTGAGGGCTATAAAAATAGCTAAGATTAATCCAATCAAAATTTACTCCTCCAAATTAATGTTTTCTAATAGATCCCGTTCGTATAAGTAAACATAAATGTTTGAGCTTTTTATGACATCCCAATCTGGTCAAGAGCTTGTTAGAACAATGAAGAAAGTTCATGAGGTAGCTTGAAAAAATCTAAGAAGTCTAAAGCACTTTCTTGTTTGCTCCAACCATATTCCTCTTTCAACATAGCCAGCATAAACTTGTTGGCCTCAGTTTCGTTGCCATCGGATAAAAAACTTGTAGTATTTATTGCAAAAAACTGCGTATTAAATCCCTTGTGATGCCGTATATGAAAAATTTCATGATAGCAAACACCATCTTGTGTACGTTCATCAATTGTATTGTTAATGACAATCATTGGGATTCGATGCGAGTTATTATTGTAGCCGTAAATATTGCTACCAAGATTATTGAACTGAACGTTGATTCCTAAGTCGTGTGCCAGGTCAAAAGCATTTTGAATCCCAAACTTGTTGGTTAAGTGGTCAATATCTTCTTCAATCCACCGTTCCATATAACCAGCTCCTATTATTCCTCCCCATTACGATACTTTTTGGGAGTGAACTTCCTTTTTGCTAATTGTTTGGATAATTCTAATGTTTGGCGCATGGACGCTTTGAGTAGTTCTTTATCCTGATCAGATAGCTCTTGCCCATTTTGAAAAAATGATAACGAATGTTTGGAGTCGAGACCGTTCATCATATCTTCAAGTTCCTTATCGATATTTCTTTCATCTTTTTCAGTTAAGTCATAATAGTGAGATCCTTTTGTAGGAAAGTTATTTTGATCTTTGGTAATGCCAGCTAGTTTAAAAATTTCATCATCAGTAATTCGTAGACCTGTTGCCATTTTTTGAAGAGTTTTTGGTTTGGGAATCTCACGTTTTTTATTTTCTACTTGTGACCAAAATGATGGAGATATTCCTGCTTGTAGTGCAGCTTGTCTAACTGTAAAACGTTTCTTATTTCTTATTTCTTTGATTTTTGGACCGAAGTTTAACACTTCGTTACGTAGATTTTTCGTTGAACTCATGGCGTCAAACTCCCTTCTATGATTGGATTATAGCAAAAAGTGAAACAATAGAGTGCAAAAAGTGAAATATTATCGTGATAAGTGGTTGCAAAAAGTAAAACAAAAGATTATAATAATTTATGTAATCAAGAAAGGAGGCAAAGACATGGCAGTAGTCCTTCCTGTAAAAAACTCTGATGAAATCAGAAAACTAATCAGCCTGAAGGGGGAAACAGTACGGTCCTTTTCCCTTAAAAACGGTATTTCTTATGGATATTTATCGCAAATATTAAACGGAAGAAAACCATCTCCGAAAGTCGCTAAGAAAATATCAGATGGGGTTGAGAGACCAATTGATTCACTTTTTTTGTTTTCGAAAGTTGCAAAAAGTAATACAAAGTCGAAGGAGGCAACAAAATGATGCCAATGAAAAGTAAAAGAGCCGCTATCGCAAATAGCAACTCTTCGGATGAAACGTTAATGGCTGACAATCTTTACCACTTTGGAGCTGGCAAACACGGTACCAGGATCATCATCAGTAAAAAAGAAAGTGTAGTTGTTTAGAAGTTTGGTGATACTTGGCACTAATCCTAGCTTGATATGTTCGTTCAGTTCAAACGGACCATTAATTTCGTCTTTGTTAGGAAAATCGTACGTTATCTTTTCCCAGTTCTTTTTAGAAACTTTCTTAGGTCGATCATTAATTGGCGCAGTGCGAATACCCCAAACAAAGTCATGTACGTTTAGCGTTAGTGTTTCACCATCTAAAAAATGAATCGTAGCTGTTAACATTTTTTAACCACCTTTAACACAATTGTTGGTCGAGTTACACGAACTTAATAAAACGATCAAAACTATCGTAAGTAGTCTTGAGTGCAAAGAAGTAAGCCATGATATTTTCCCAGGGATTGCTTTTAAAGCTGCCCCGGTATCAAAAGAAGAGTTTGTAAAACATTATGGTGAATACGTAAAGAGATGTAGCAACTAATATCCGTATTCAGAAAGGAACTGGCTACTGCGTTCTTCGTTAGTAGACCATGCATCAAAGCGAACAATTGAAACACGTTGTGATTTTTCTATCTTACTAAGTTCTTGTTTCAGTTCAGTGATTGTTAATTCTGATTGAATTGCAATCTGAAAGGGAAATATTTGAACTCATTTATCTGGAGATAGATTCTCTAAAGTTGTTCGAATGGCCACTGCAAATTCAGAGTTTAGATCTTTTTCTGGATTAAAAGTTACTAAATAGTTATTCATTAATATCACCTCCTTGCAATCATTATATCGCAGGGGGCAGTGAAAGGAGGTGAGAGCGTGATTAGTATGATCATGGCACTTATTGGGCTTTATTTGGTTATTATTCACGCAACCGTTTATCTCGAATGGTTGAAATGGTTTTTGCTAAGTCTGGGTATTTTAGCTGCTTTGCTAACTTTGACCCTTCTTGTAAAAGGATATCTTCCATTGTGATAAAAGCGTCATCGTATTCTGTATCTGCGTCCTCAAAATCAGTATTGTCATCTTCTAATTCAAGCAAGTCCATAAAAGCACGAAAGAACTTAGGAAAAATCTCAGCACTTTTTGATCCCAACAAATGTGTGTGACTTGAAATCAAATCTAAATACTTACCGCGAGCGCTTAAAGACAACTCACTAGGCAATATATCTTCCGGGGGTGTTATTAAAAGTAAATTGAAATATGGCACATAAAGCTTTTGGTACCGCTCACGTAACACATCATATTTTCGTTGGTGTGCTTGTGTGTTTAAACCAAAGAAATAGGATATTGCAACGGCAAACAAAGGAATACTGGCAGATACTATCTTCACTAATGCAATTGAAGCAGATGCCATTAGATTCATTTTTCCACCTCGTTGTAAGGCGGAAAGTCGAAGAAGTCGTGGACACTGATACCGAGGGCAGAACAAAGTGAATGCAATAGATCTACTTTTGGAACACTCTGCCGGTAAATGAAAGAACTCACCGTTGATTGAGTAACTCCTGCTAACGTGGCCAAACGATTAACGGTTAAATTACGCTCGCGCATAAGATCATACAAGCGTTGAATTATTAATTCTGATTCAGTCATAAAAGATCCTCCAAACGTGTTTGCGTTAATCGTAAAACAAATTCATTTAAAAAAGTTACGCTGTTGCGTTGAAATTTTACGCAATGGCGTTATAATAAAAGCATAGTTACGCAAATGCGTTAACTCTAAGGAGATGAAAACATGATTGGCTCAGAAATTAAAAAAATTCGTTCCAAGCTTGGCTGGACACAAGCAAAGCTAGCTGATGCTGCGGGCGTATCACAGAGTACTGTAAATACTCTTGAGAACCGAACAAAGCATCCTGATGCTGTAACACTAAATTTACTTGCAAAAGCAATGGGTGTAACTGTGGATGACTTATTAGAACCAAAGGAGGTGGCCAAGTAATGGAAGTCACACAAGAACAATTGCACGAAATGGTCCAATCAGAGGTAAACGCAGCTATTGCCGCCAAAAGCCTAGCACCAGTCAAAGCAAGAAACACTGCTTGGATGGAGCTTAAAAACGATATTTCGAAATTTGTCAACGAGAAGTACGGTAAGAATCCAAAAGCTTATTCATTGTCAGACGCAGTTAAAACGATCATTAGGTTCCATTTAGGTGTGTCTAACGTATATCAAATTAACGAGAGCAACATTGATGAAGCGCGTCGAATATTCGAGTTACTAAAAGCAAATATTTAATTTTCAAAGAACGGAGGAAACAAAATGACACATCTATCACGAACTACATTAATCAATGCACTAGCAAAGGTTAAACCAGAAACACCAAGGGTAATGTTTGAGGCACTAAGCGATAAAGCACTAGATGCTGAATTTCGAGCAGTAACGGCCGAGTATAACGAGCAAGCTAGCCAACTTATGTCAGTTTCATATTAGGAGGTGCGAACATGTCAGATACGATATTGATTCGGCATGAGGCTCCAAAGGGATTCCAATTCATTAGCGAAGAAGAATACGAGAAGTTCCAAGCCTGGAAGCAAGCACAACGTGGTATTCGTACTTGGAAGCTTAAAGATTTGGCCAAGTATAAATACGGAACTAAATCAACCGAACGAGCCTCACGATATTTAACCAAGCATCGTCATGATTTGGACATTGAACAGGGTGGCTTCATTGATTATGTGAATACCCATAACGGCTGGCAGATTCCAGCAGCTGAGATGATCGATTACCTATTAGATCATCCCGATTAATTTAAATTATAAGTGAATTACATGGAAAGGCTATATAAAGCCCTTTCCAAAATACAGAGGTGTAGGTATGAAGAACAAGTTTGCAGAGCAATTGTCATTGGCATTAGGTACAAATAAAACACTAACACAGCAGCAGATTGCAGATAGGACGCATGTTTCTCCCGGACAATTGTCCCGGTTGAAGAGTGGATCAAGAAGCACTGATCCACAAATTAGGAAGTCGTTAGCAAATGTAATTAACGATTTTTGGCTTAATTATTCTGGTGCTCGTGAGAATTTCGGAGTGCTGTCATTTCAGAATGACAGGCGTCTAAAGGGTGATATGTTCTCAGCCCTAATGCGTCAGAAGAAAGAGCAGCAAGAACGAGAGGCAATGGAAGCCGAGTTTGAGAACGCTATTGCGATTAACCCAAATGATCGGACACCGGCGCAGCAGCTAGTTATTGAACGTTATCCACGTGAATATGCTGAAGAGATTAGCGCCGAGATAACTGATTTAGCTAAGAAAGCTGAGTATGCCGGTATTCCAATGGATAAATTGCAGGAAGTAATCGATAAAGTCAACCAAGAAAATGGCTAGGAGGTGTGATAAAAGATGCAAGTGGTTTCCATTAAAAAGAATCCTAAATATAAAGCAGGTGGTCAGCCTAAAAAATGGCTCAAAGGTGTTGAACTTGCTGCTGAATGGAATGTTTCGCCATCAACAATAAGCAACTTGGCGCGACGTGAAGACTACCCATTGCCGTCTGATGTTGCATTAGGGGCCCGCCAATATAATTGGGCGGAAGTTAGCCGTTGGCGAGCAGAAGAGAATAAACGCAAGCAGGATAGGAGGAAATGGCAATGATTGAAGGAGCAATAGTAGGCTGCGCGCTAACTGCATTATGGTTCAAGCGTCATGAAGTTGCTAGCTGGTTTGGAATTTAAGGAGGTTGAACGAATTGGAAAGACGCAAAGTATCGCTAAAGCCTAAATTTGAGTACGAAAAAAGCTGCTCGAGTATTGGAAGTACCCGTGCAGCAAAGACGCTTAATAAATTTATTTTCGAGTTCTATTGTACTCCGAAACAGTCACTAAGACAACGTTTAGTACGGAGGTGGGCGAAATGATTCCAGCACAGGCAGATTTAAACGAGCATTGGCAGCAAAGTAACGACTCACGCGACTGGGTACTTGACGCAGATAACTATTGCTACGATGGTGACGAATTCGACAAGGCACAGTTGTTTCAAGATTACATCGATAACAATGACTTTAAGCAGTGGGCGACTGATATGCAGGCCGATATGTTGAGCGCCATTTGTATCGTCACTTTCGGTTCGACTGACGTAAGTGTGTTGTATCCAGATCAAGGTGAGGAACCTAATTGGCAATGGTTGATTGATGTGTTTGGTCAGTCCCGTCTATGGGACGAGCTACTGGTACACATCGACACGGACACGATGATGACACGCCTAGGCTATCACTGGGTATCGGAGGAGGAAGAAGCATGAGTAATGAGTTAGCACATATGCCAATGAAGCAATTGGTAAAGCAAGATGCTATTCAGCAGATGTTATCACGGACGTTGGCTGATAAAGCTAGCCAGTTTTCAACGTCGTTGATTAATTTAGTGAATGGAAACCAAAGCTTAGCTAAGGTTGATCAAATGTCAGTAATTCAATCGGCCATGGTGGCTGCTACTTTAAATTTACCGATTGATCAGAACCTGGGATATATGTGGTTAGTGCCCTACAATGGGCGGGCTACTCCGCAAATTGGTTATAAAGGCTACATTCAATTAGCACAACGCACCGGGCAATACTTAGCGATGAATGCCATTGCTATCCATGCCGGTGAGTTAAAAGGATGGAATCCATTGACCGAGGATTTCCAATTTGATCCAATGGGACGAACCAGTGATGAAGTGATTGGCTATGTTGGCTATTTCAAGTTAACTAATGGCTTTGAAAAAACTGTGTTTTGGACCAAGGCCAGCATGGAAGAACATCGTATGAATTTTTCAAAAATGAGCGGTGGTAAGACGCCTCAAGGGGTGTGGGCCTCTAACTATGATGCAATGGCTATTAAAACCGTTTTGCGGAACATGCTAAGCAAGTGGGGGCCAATGTCCATTGAGATGGAACAAGCACTTGCTAATGATGAAACGGCCCCGCAAACGCCTTTGAATGTTGAGGCAGAGGAAAGCGCTAGTGAGACGACTGATAACATGCTTGATAAATTCCGTCAACAGCAAGGTGAGGTGAATACAAGTGATCAAGAACATAACACCGAAGACCAAGGTGACCCAAGAGATCAATCGTAGTAATTATTACAGTAACCGAATGGATTGGGCGTACATGTCGGCCACGCTACTAAAAAACTTCATGCAGTGTGAAGCACAGGCGTTACACAGCTTAAAAAATCCAGTTGAGAATGATGCTTTGCCATTGTTAGTTGGTAATTACCTACACTCACATTTTGAATCGGATGAAGCTTTTGAGAGTTTCTGTAATGAACATAAAAGCAAGTTGTTTACTCGCACAAACACGTTGCGGGCTGACTTCAAAAAGGCTGACAAGATGATTAAGCGGCTAGAGAGCGATGCCATGTTTAATTTCTTCTATAACTCGCCTGAAAACGAAAAAGAAGTTATTTTGGACGGTGAATTGTATGGTGTGCCATGGAAAGCTCGAATTGATAGCTTGAACGTTAAGGACGGTTATTTCTGTGATTTGAAGACTACGCAGGACTTACACAAGCGTTATTGGAGCGTTGAGCGACACGAATGGGTTTCGTTCTTTGACCAGTACAACTACGCCTTACAAATGGGAGCTTACAAGAAGCTACTGCAGCAGAAGTATCACAAACCATTTACTTGCTACATCTTTGCCATTGATAAAACGGATTCACCAGGGTTAGCAGCCCTAGAAGTACCGTTTGATGAGATGGAAGAACAGTTGAATGTGATTGAGGAGTATCAGCCTAGAGTGTTGCAAATCGAACGAGATGAGGTTACACCAGCGCGATGTGGTGTTTGTGATTACTGCAAACAAACGATGCAGCTAAACGGGTTTATTAAAGACCCACAAGAATTGATTAGTTAACAAAATGAATTGGCTTGAATGCAGCAGTGACTGAATACACCGAACGGGTGAAAGGCCCATTAATAAGGACAGGAGGTGCGAGATGGCCCGTCCAATAAAAAAAGGAATCAACTATTTCAATTTAGACGTTACTTTTTTTCACGACATTAAAATTCGTAAGATCCGTAATGCCTGCGGTAATCAATCAATCGCGATACTAATCTACCTGCTCTGTAATATCTATGAGGATGAAGGGTATTACATGCGGTGGGATGAAGATATACGGTTCTTAGTGGCTGATGACCTTGGTGCTAAGGAAAGTGCAGTACAAGATGTGGTTGATAAAGCTAGTGCAGTTGGATTTTTTGATAATGAACTATTTAAACAATATCATGTGCTGACCTCGAAACGGATTCAAGAGAATTATCAATTAGCAGCTAAGCAGAAAAAGGATCACTCAATTGATCCAAGATATCAACTGCCGAAAGTTTCCAATGTTGATAATGCAGTTTTCAAAGATGGAAACCCAGTTTCCAGTCATGATAACCCAGTTTCCAAGTCTGAAAGTACACATAACAGATCAGACCAGAGTAAATCAGATAATAACAAACCAAATAAAACCAAACTGCGTGATCTTCGTGACCGTATCCAGCAAGAGTTTACCGAACAAGTTTGGTCAATCTACCCCAAGAAGCGTGACTTTCAAAGGGCCTATGATGCTTATTATGCAGCTAAGGTTGAAGGGGCTAGCTTAGAGACCATTGTTGCCAAGATTAACGAGTATAAGGCTTATTTAAAGCTACATGGCACGGGTGAGTATTACACAAAAAGCTTAGAAAACTGGCTGGGTGGTCGAGGCTGGATGGATGAATACGACATGACACCACCTAAGCCAAAGGGTAACTCTGGGGCCGGACGTAAAGAGATCATTCCAAAGTGGGCGCAAAACGGCGCTTCTCAGGCAGATTCTAAGCCAAACTCAAGCGATAACCAGCAGGACGATATGAGTGATGAGGATTTCCTAGCGCTCATGAACAGTCAGGAGGAATCTAAATGAATTGGGGTAACCAACTAGTCAAATTAGCTGCTAATCATGCCTATGAATCGTCGGCACTGCATTGGACTAAGCAGCGCATGAAGCGACATCTGAAGGCTGGCGGTAGCGCGCAAGATGAGGTGTGCGCTCATGAGTACAAGCTATTTGCACTCGAAGTTTTAATTATTGAATATCAGCGGGATGGCTTAAATTTTGATTTGACCCAATGTTGGGGTAAGCCAGCCGAGTATTTTATTGATCTAGAGCAAGCTAGACAAGGATTGCAAACGGAGGTAAGCGCATGACTGAAACACTGGTGCTAGTAATTAACGCTGATCTACCCGATATCGATCACCCACTAGCAATCGGGCCAGAACCGGAAATGTTTAAGCTCGCGCAACATAACTACAAATCTGGTGAATGGCCGTTTCCAGTTAGACTTGTGAATCCTGGGACTAAGGTAAGCAGTGATGCAGCCTACCTAGCCAGTATGCGACCAGATCCACAGACTGAGGAACGCGAGCAAATCAGGGCCATTCGCCGTGCTTACCATGATGACTGTCACACAATTAGAAGCCTAGCCATAAAGACGGGGTTTACTAACCAACAGGTAAGTCACCTTGTGCATAAATACAGTTTGCGCTTGCGCAACCAATACTGGCGGGCTGAGAAATACGACAATCCCAACGAGATTATTACTGGGCAAACGGTTGATTTGCTAGGGGACAAGCTCGGTGCCCCAGCTAGATCGATAAGGCAAGCAAGCTACTCAAATGGCCTTGTCTGTGGCTACTACATTAGCCGGGTGCCGCGAATATGACAATCAAATATCCAAATGGAGTAGCATCAACAAATCGGCATATGAAGCCGCGCAAAGTCGCTAAGCATAAGAAGCGTGGGACAGGCCCGGAACAGTTGATCCAGCGTGGGATTATCGAAGTGTTAACGATGGCGGGCCATCATGTCTGGCGAATCAACGTCGGCAAAGTAAAGATGGAGGACGGCAGGATGTTCAGCGCGGGCCCACAAGCCGGCTTCCCTGACATCTGTGGCTATCGTAAGTCAGATGGCAAGATGTTCTTTATCGAAGTTAAGACAAAAACAGGTAAGCGACGGCCTGCACAAGAGTACTTTGCTAAAGAAATAGCGCGTGATCCCGTGATTTACGGCGTAGCGCGGTCGGCAGAAGAGGCCTTGATGATTGTGACTAAGGGATTAAATCGAACGGAGGACGTGAAATGACGACTGATCTAGCACTCAAGCTAGGCCGAAAGACGGTAGTTGCCTACATGGTCGTCCTGACCTTCCAGGGCGAAATTATGAAAAACTACCCCAAAATTTATAAGCGTTATGGTGACGCCTTCAAGCGTTGCGAGCACTTAAACCATGTGATCAAGAGTGATGACTACAAGTGGAAGCTCATGTGCGCTAAGGGCTGGTATGATGTTGACCCGAATGACAAGGGGGATTAGATATGGATGCTGAAATACCAGCATGGGCCATACAAGCGGCCTGTGAGGCTATGGGCTACGCAGATGAGTCGGAAGTAGCGTGGGAAGACTACCCGCTGGTTATGGCGATGGCAGAATCGATGGAGGGCGAAGAATAATGACAATATTAAATGGATTTAAGCGAGGTAAAAAAATGAGCAGAATAATCGGATTGATAGACGTAAATTTAGAATGTATAAAAATTTTAGAAGGCGACACCAGATACTATTCGTTTCAGGTGGGGAAACCGTTTGAATATCACGATGGGCCAAACGAGTCACCTATCATTATTGGGATCGAAAGAAAAAACGATTGTTATTATCTTTATGCAGAAGGAAAGCGCACGTTTGTTGCACCAGCAAATAATTACATTGCAGAGTATGTGGAGGACAAAGATGCCTAAACATACTAAGAAGCGTTCAACGATTAAACAGAAGCACCGGCGCATGAAGCAACACGCCGAGGAGAATAAAGCTAAAGCTTTAGATGGCAAGCAATTATCCAAGGAATATGAGCCATATAACATTCGCAAAGGGGCGTTCGGGGAGGATTGAAAATGAGTGATGAAGTGAAAGAGTTACGCAGGCGATTAATCAATGATTGTATAAACAGCCAAAAAGAAGGAGATATGCAGATAGCAGACGGAATTAAAGTTGCTTTGTTTGAGATAGACCATTTAAATCAGCCTTACTTTGGTACTGATTATTCGCAAGGGGATGGCGACGATGATTAAGTTTAGAGCGTGGGACAACGAGTGCAAGGTAATTAGAGACTATGACGAATTGAAAGGGTTGACCTTGGACGCCTTAGATGCAAGTGATTTTAAGCTTGAGCAGTTTACCGGCCTGAAAGACGTGAACGGCAAGGATATCTATGAAGGCGACATTCTGAAAACAAAAGCTGGACTGATTCAAATTGTAGAGCAAGGGATATTAGAGACTGATTGCGAGGATACTATTAGTGGATTTTATGCTAATAATCTTAGCGATGACAAACCACATACCTTTAGTTACGACGATGAAGTTATTGGTAACGTGCACGAGAACCCGGAGTTGCTGAAAGGCTAGTGTTTTTAGGAAAAGTATTCATATCTACACCTTTTATCGGAAAACGTAAACAGGAGGAAGACAAATGAATTATAGGAATGGTAGAAAAATTAATGTTGGCGACATTTTATGGGCGAAGAATGCTAGATGGATTGTAACGGACAATTACCAGATGAGACTCATTGGTAAAAAAATGGAGTTTACCCAAATGATCTTGCCAGCCTTTGTTGAATATGTTGGCAACGCGCACGAGAACCCAGAGCTACTGGAGGCAGACAAATGATTAAAGTTTATCGTAAAACGGCCACTATCAAGGCCGAACGATTCGATGGTAGCGATGAAATGATTGAGCGCTATGACATGGGATTCCAATTAGCGCCTAACGGCAAAGGTGGAGCAATCATTAAGACCCTAGAGGGTGACTTGCTAGTACATGTAGGTGATTGGATTGCTACTGGTACTAATGGCGAGCACTGGGCGATTGCAGATGACGTGTTCAAGAAGACATATGCCGAGCTACCCGTGATTCCAGAAATGGTATCGAAGTACATTGAGGTTGTGCAAGGTGAAGTAGCCTTATACGATGCTATGGATACCGTGCTGGCTGGTTTTGGCACTTTACCCAATTGGATGTCAAACAATCAAGATCTGTTTGCTCGTGCGTGGTTAGACGGGTACACAGTGGAGGAAGAAAAATGAAATACGAAGCTAAGATGGAAGACGTTGCTGTTAAAAGTAACTATCCAATTGACATTGAACGGGTTAAGGAACTGGTTGAGTGGAGCCTACCCTCATGGACTAAACAAGTTATCATTGAAGGCCCACTGGCAGACGAAAACTGGGAAGGCGGTGACACTGTCGGCGATTTGATTAACGAGCTTAAGAAGCTGCCTGAAGATATGCCGGTCGAATGTAACTACGCTGGTATGTCAGTTGAGACGGTACGCCATGAAGGGCCGGACGACGAAACGCTTTATCTATATTCAGCACTGGTTGTGTCGGATTAACGGGAGGAAGACGAATGAAACAGATATTTGAAGCTATATGGAATGCACCCCCGTGGCAGTTAGTTAGTTGGATTGGTTCAATTGTGTTAGGAGTTATCATTGCTTTTGGTTTAATTTTATTATTCTTGTCTATGTATCACGGTTGATAGTAAAGAAAAATTCGCCTACTAGGGCAATGGTTGAATAAAGCTTTTATTTTATCTAGGGAGTGAGACTTTTTGAAACTAAGCAGTGTTAACGTGGGACAAAAAATGTATTTGGTTCATTCTAGCGATGGAAAATATAGGACTTATGTTGTTGTTGTTACAAAGGTTAATACCAACTCTATTTACGTTAAGAATTCAGAAGGACACTCTAGCCGGTTTGTCAAAAAAGGAAAATTTCCAATTCGAGAAGATGATCCTTTTGGCGGGTTCCTAGGAAGCACCTATCTAACCGATATTCCCAATCAAGCAGATCTATGGGAACAATATCGAAAAAAATCAATTAAATTGGATAAGCGTGCTCACAACATCTATAAAAAATTGCAATCCATTGATGATCTTGATAAACGTGAACAAATTACAAGCAAGATTGAGGAAACACTTAAATAAAATTTCTAATTAAGTCAGGAGTACCGATAATGGATTATTTTCCTGTAATTCTAGTGCTTTTCGGTTCAGGCATAAGCGCATTAAGTGGGTTAAATGTTCTGAGCAATTTTAATATCAAGCCAGTAGACATTGGAATTATGATTTTTAGTTTTATTTTGTCGTTAGTTTTTGTAGCAATTGGGATTGCTATGAGTATTGATATTTATAAACAAAAACACTAAAAAGCGCCGCCATCTCTGACCGCGCAAGGATTAATTCGGAATAAATTAATTATAGCACATGAAAGCGGAGGGGCGCATGATGGGCGAACAGCAAGTTATTTCAGATGAAATTTTTCCACCAATTGACCAAGAGAAAACAATTAAACAGGTTCGGCGGTTCTTGGATAAGAAGTTACCGCAAGCAGTTCGAGCGTCCGGCCATTCGGTCGCTGATCTAAAATCGCCTAGCATGGATGGCATGCCTAAGTCGGCCCCAGCTGGTAACTCGGCCGAGGATCGGATTACACGCCGCCTGTACGCTGAGCAAATTGTCCGACAGACTATTCAGGCCATGGCTCGCTGTGATCATGAGTGCCAGGAGATATTAGATCGGCTATATTTACAAGGTTACAGCGACACGATGTGTTACATGGATATTGGCTACAGCAAGACGCAGTATTTTGACCGTTGGAAGCCATTGGCGATGCTGCAGTTTGCACAGAGCTATTACCTAGAAGACCTGAATATTTATCAAAACCGAACTCAAACCGGACTTTAACCGAACTTTTTCCGAACTCAAGCCGGACTTCATAGCAATAAATTGGTGGTAAATTAGTATTATCGATAATTGGTTAGGGCGACAAATAAACGTTTTTCTGATAGCTCTAGCCGTTGTATGTGGCGGATTAAGGTAAACACGGTATTTATTGTGCTGTATGTGGTTCGATTCCACACCACCACGTAACCGTGTACTGCAGGGGATTGAACAGCTCTGCAGGCAGAAGACGTGCATCTTACCTAATCGAAGGTGCCAGAGTTCCTACGATTGGTACGGGGAACATTGTTCAAATTAGTAAGTGGGTGGACAAGTCGCAATGTGCAATTGTTAATTTCTAGTTGGCCAACCGGAGAACAACAAACCTACTTACTAGTTGTGGCCTTAGCTCAGTTGGTAGAGCGCCTGACTGTTAATCAGGTTGTCGCTGGTTCGAGTCCAGCAGGCTACGTTAGACGGGCACAGATGTACAGGTTTTGTTGCCTCCTTGATTAGTTGATATGATCGCCCGTCTATTAAGCAGATATGATCTAATTGGCAAGATGGCGGTCTCCAAAACCGTCTATGTTGGTTCAAATCCAGCTATCTGTGTAGCCGGCGGATTTATAAGGGGTGATGCGCTCCTCTCTGCCGCCGGTGTAGTTTATTAGTTTAGCAGCCTAGATACTCACGAATTTCTTTGATTGCTCAAACTAAAATCCTTCAAACTGCTCTCGCTTTTTAGCGGGAGTTTTTGTATAGTTAGGTTAGTTTGGAGGAGTTGAAATGGCAAAGTACTATCTGGCAAAATTGAATATCACTGAAAATATTTTTACTGATGACATAGAAAAAATAAAATTAGATAGGATCCCGAAAAGAATATTATCATTTAAACAGAGCACGATGTTTTACTCAGTTGGTCATAAAATTAGTGGTGAAGGCAAAACTAAGTGGACTTTCTCAGATGTAGATCAAATGGATGATGACATTATTTCAGGGAATATCGCAAAACAAGAATCAATTGATCGAATCGAAATTAAAGACGGTAAATCAATTGTATCGACAGAGAATAATGCAAAATTGGTTAAATTCTTTTATTTAGTAAAAGAAGAATTATTGCTAGTTCAATCTAATGCCGATATCAATTCTGCTGATTCAGTAATTATTTTTAGGCAATTATTGCTTTTGAATGATCAGTTACATCTAATTGGTGATGTAGACGTTAAACTGTTGACTGATCAAAGCCATTTGATAAACGAATTGATGAGCAAGCCTGTTAGAAAAATTGTGCTTAACTATCGTGTCCCAAATGATCCAAAAACAATAAACAGAGTTAGCGATATATTGCTTGACGCGCATGCCAAAACTGGCGCTCTTAAAATGGAAAACCCCGATGGCTTAGAGTCAAAAGAAAATGGTAAATTAAGCAAGGTGTTTTCAGATATTACCACGATTGTTAGTAAAGGATATGGAACTTGGAAAGCTAAGGTTGGAAATAAGAAAAATTCAAAAATAATTAGTTCGGATAGCTCACCGGTTACGAAGAATATTTCAGATGATGCTTTAAAAAGCGGAATGGATGTTAAAGCTGCTGTTGAGGAGATGAAAGAGCGTGTCGAAAATACAGAAAAGCGGCAATAATGAGGCCTATAGGAGAAGTGCATTTTGGCATGGAATCTCGAGTGTCGGACCGCGTGTTATTTTTAATTGGAGCTTGTACACTTCACTCTTATTGTCGGCTGGCATATAGGTGTTATTGGACAATAACGGTGGGATAGTAAAATTGCATAAAATCATGATAGATAGATCAGTTGATTTATTTAGTTGTTCTATTGGTGCAATTTCTATGATATTAGCAGCTATAGCAATTGCTGTGGTTATTTATAATAAAAAGGACCTACACTTGATTGTTACAGCAGATGAAAAGACGGCAGAGGGATTCGTTTTTCCATACAGATACGGTGCTACATTGTGGGGCGTTCTGGGATTAGTTTCATTCCTTAGTCCTTTCTTTCCGGATACTAATAATGCTGTGGTTTTTTACGCAACGAATCTGTTGTGGCTGTTCTTGACAGTTTATTGTGTGCTGTTTACATTATATTTAATTGGTGAAGTAATACAACACATGCTACTTTCGGCCATGGTCGAAGAAAAATAGAATGTTTCATTTTTGAAAAAATTCTCGCCTGTTTGTGGGTGTTTTTATTTTACATAAATTTAGGAGTGGTGTCATGGCAGCAATGATTCATAGTAAATACGGGTACGAGCCACCTGAATGGATACAAGCAGATGCTCGGCTAGATAAGTGGTGTAAGAATAGAAAGCGTCGTGCTAAACAGCATGGCGCTTTTAGTTTGGATAAAAATAAGGAGGCGCAGCATGCAGGCACAAAAGAAGCCAGTAGTTATTGAGTATGAAGTATTTCAAGATACGGTAACTTGCTTTAATGCATTACAAGATAAGCTAGGGATTGATCCACTTAGAGTAAGTTATCATGATCCGGATCATCCTATCTTAAAGATTGAAACTTTAGAGGGGACTATGACTGCCGATATTGGTGATTACATCATCAAAGGAATTCACGGTGAGCTTTATCCATGTAAGCCTGATATTTTCAAACAGACTTATGACTTACTAGATTAATTCTAAACCCGTCGATTTCGACTGGTTTAAAAACGGAGGTGTGGTGGTATGTAATGAAACGAAAGTTAACGCCAAAACAGCAGAGGTTTGCCGACGAGTATATCAAGTCTGGTAATGCTGCTGATGCGGCTCGTAAAGCGGGTTATAGCAAGCGTTCAGCTCGCTCAGTGGGGCAAGAGAACCTGACAAAACCTGACATCAAGCAGTATATCGATGAACAGATGGCTGAGATAGCTTCCAAACGCATTATGGACGCCACAGAAGCCGTTGAATTGCTTACCCGGATAGCTAGAGGTGAAGAGAAAGAAACGGTTATATCGAGCACTCCGGAAGGCGTATACGAGAGCCAGAAGGAGGCAGACTTGAAGACCCGGATAAGTGCTGTTAAGGAGATACTTAAGCGGTATCCGGGCGATGATAAGCTGGTCAAAGCTCAAATCCGTAAAGCTGAGGCTGAGGCAGATATTGCTGAGGATAAAGCTAAATTGTTACGAGGTGGTAAGGATAATCGACAAGTTAAGACTGATGAGTATTTGGAAGGATTGAAGGCGATACTTAAGGATGAATAAAAAGCAAAACATACTAAATCAAATATTAACCGGCAAACAGCAGGCAGTGCTACGTCAAGGGCTTTTTAACTCTGAATGGAAATTAATGGTTAATTATGGAGCTGTTCGATCTGGTAAGACAATCGTTGATAACTACCTGTTCCTTTATGAATTGAAACAGACTGCTAAATTAGCAAGCCAACAAGGCTATGATAATCCTCTTTATATTCTTGCTGGGGTATCTAGTAAAACAATCTGGAATAATGTGCTGAATCCATTAGCCAATGATTTCGGCATTGATTTTAAGTTTGACCGTTATGGCAACTTTAATTTATATGGTGTCACGGTCGTTCAGGCGTATACCGGTTCAATTAGTGGCCTTGGGGCTATTCGTGGTATGACGGCATGGGGGGCATATATTAACGAAGCCAGTCTTGCCAATGAAGAAGTGTTTAATGAAATACGTGACCGCTGTTCTAAGGGCTCTAAGCGCATTATTTGTGATACTAACCCTGACATTCCAACACATTGGCTTAAACGAAATTATATTGATAATCCTAGCCATTCTAAGAGTATTATCAGCAATCATTTTGTACTAACTGATAATACTTTTCTAGATGATGATTATATCCAGACGAAAAAGGAAACAACGCCTAGCGGCATGTTTTACGATCGGTCAATATTAGGACTGTGGGTTAGTGGTGAAGGTGCCGTGTATCGTGATTTTGACGAGCGTAAGATGATTGTTTCAAATGATATGATCCCGAGCGGACTGAGCTACGTTGTTGGCGTCGATTGGGGATATGAACATAAGGGTTCCATTGTAGTGTTTGGTGTCAGTGAAGATGACACTTGGTATTTACTTGAGGAGCATACGCAGCAGTTCCGTGAAATTGACTATTGGTTGAATGTAGCATCAGGTATTCAGGAACGATATGGGCAGCGGATCCCTTTTTACTGCGATAGTGCCCGGCCAGAACATGTTGCAGCATTTAGCGAACATGGAATCAATGCAATTAATGGGTATAAAAGTCGGTTGACCGGCGTAGAGAATGTGGCAAGTTTGATGAAAGCTAGCCACTTTTTTGTTGCCAAAGAGGCAATTGATAATCGTCAGTTTAGTACCGGTCAAGATGGTTATCATTATTTCTTAGATGAAGTTTATCAATATGTTTGGGACGAGAAGACTGGCGAGCCTGTGAAGCAGAATGATGATGTTATGGATGCTATGCGGTATGCAGTTGCTTCACAGATGAGAATGATGCGGATAAACCAAACTAATAATCATTCTGTCCAAGCTAATACGCTTAGAAACTTTGGTATTTAAGGAGATGATGAATCATGGTAAACGATGCAAATGCACCCACAATCATGACACCATGGGCGTTTTATCCCAAGAATGCGGATGTAAAAATGCTGAATGGTCCACGGTTTGATCAAGATGCTAACCGGGTATTCAAAATGAATGCAGATAAATTTGAGTCTATTAAGAATGACCCTAACGTGCTGGGCGTTGTAGTCAGTCGTTTTATCAATCGACATTTTACACATCAGTTAAAACGTATTTTAACTATGCAACGTTATTACATTGGTGTGAATGATATTAAGTTTTGGCAGTCCGGTAAAGCAACTAATCGTGCTGATAACCGGATTGCTAATGAGATGCCAAAATATATTACGAATATGCGGGTTGGATATACCTTTGGAAATCCAATTCGTTTCCAATACAATGACGATTCAAGTCAGACGGACACCAATCGGGATGAAGTCAATACTGCCATTGATGAATTTAATCAGCGGACCAATGAAGCTTATCACGAGAAAGTGATGAAGAAAAATCTATCCGTAACTGGTCGTGCTTATGAATTAGAGTATGTCAAACGTGACACAACAGACTTATATGTCATGGCTTTAGATCCAAGTGAAACATTTGTTGTTTATGACACTGATCCAGAGCAGCACTCACTATTTGCTGTGCATTATTACTATGTTGAGGATGATGAAACTCCAGTATGGTATGTTGAAGTCTATACAGATGATCATACGATTCGATATGAACCTAACGGCTATCCTAATTCACAATTGACTTTCGATGATAGTAATCCGGACAACTACGAGGAACATTACTTTGGTGGTGTGCCCGTCACTGAGTACGTTAACAATGATGAAAGACTCGGCGACTGGGAAGGTGAAATGGATAACTTCGATGCTTATGATAAAGCAATCTCTGAGATGGCTAACAGTGAGGAAGATTTTAGCAATGCCACGTTAGTAATTACGGGTGAGTTTGACTTTGGTACTGATTCCAGTGGGAAACCCAAGACTCATCCAGACGTTGATGGAAGCAATCGTTATATGTGGCTTAAGCCTGCACGGGCACAGGGGATGAACAGCGATAATGTTATTCAACCTTCTGTTCAGTATCTGACTAAGAATTTACCTATCGATGCTTGGAATGCATACGTTAAGACGCTCAATGACAATATGCATAAGTTTACCAATTCACCCAATGTAGCAGATGAGAACTTTGCCAGTAATGCTTCAGGTGTAGCAATGTCATATAAGTTATGGGGCAGTGACCAGGAACGCGCTACTCAACAAGAACTGTATGCTCGTGGTCTAATGCGTCGCTTGCGATTATTGGGAAACTACTGGTATACACTCGGAAAAATCAAAGATTCTAATTTGATTGAAAACGTTACGCCTGTGTTTACGCCTAACTTGCCCAAGAATGATACTGAGATTGTTGATAATGTGCAGAAGCTTTCTCAAACGGGTGAGTTCAGTCAACAGACATTATGGGAGATGGCACAAGCTGTAACTGGTATTAAACCGGATGAGGAACAGTCACGAATGAATGCACAAGCTGAATCTGAACCAACAATGACCATGCCAGGCGACTACCCTGATACATTTAATAAGCCATCTAACGAAACTGAACGTCAAGTAGAACCTCATACTGCTGAACCTGATGAGTCACAGCCAACAGGAGCTCAATCAGTTGGTGAGGAACAACAGGTCACTTTAGCACAGGCCATTGTTAAACAGCGACAGGCACAGCAAGGTGGTGCTAGTTAATGGAACGAAAGGCTGTTCTGCAACTGGCACAACGTGTTTATGGTGAGAACGACAAACGTGTAAAAAAATTGAATGAATTATTTAAACACGCTAATAATGAAATTGTGGACGTTCTAAGCACCTTTATTGCTGATGAGGTTAATTGGTCAGCTCCAGCCGCCAAAGCCCAAATACAGGAGCTGATGGACGATATTGCCAAATTAGCCGTGTCTGCCGCTATTGATGAACGCCCATTCGTTAATCAAACATTTAGAGATGAACGAGTTAAGACTTATGGTGATGTGGCTAAGCAGCGAGTTAACCTAATCGTTACCCAGCTGGCTATAGATCAAAAACAAGTTATTCAAAGTAATCTAAATCATATTGACCGGGCACCACTAGTAAATCCGCAACCGGATCGTGCTGTGTATTCAAGGCATAAGTCAGACATAGCGGTGCAAAAAATTGTGGGTGATAATCATCAGGGCTGGCAGGGAGCTTCTTGGCAGGATCGAATCTATAAAGAGAAGTCCGCGTTAATGCGTCAGTTAGACGATCAAGTAGACGATGTATTGAAGAATCACTATAAGCCGCAGGATTTCAGCAAAGAGATTGCAACTAAACTTGGCGCGTCGGAAGGACGTGCAGAACGCATTCTTAGAACTGAATCAAGTGGTGAGCTATCAAGACAATTAATTGATGATTTTGGTCAACGAAGCGTCAAGCGTTATCAAATTGAAGCAGCTCTATCAGTAACGACGTGTGAGGAATGTGAGGCACTGGACGGGACGGAATATAATATTGAAGAAGCTAGCGAAGGTGTGACACTGCCACCATTTCATCCTAATTGTCAGTGCACAATTATTGAAGTCGCTGATAATGATTACAGTGTTGATTTTAGTCAAATGCCAAAGAATTATGGATTGGATTAGGGCCACTTAAATTATGTAAGTGGTCTTTTAATTTGCCCTTTTTTCGGCAGCGGGCGTTAAAGAACAGCTGACAGTTATACCACTTAGAAAGTATTTTAGGAGGAATTTTTATGTTTAAACGATTATTACCAATGAATTTACAGTACTTCGCTGAACCAGTACCTGGCAGTGGTAATGAGGCAGATGCCGAGCCAGCTAATAATTCTCAAAATGGTAATGGTGATGGTGGAAGTAAGGATAACAATGGTGAAAATGGGTCTCAAGGTACCGGCAAGCAGTTTGATCGTAAAGAGGTCCGGGGGTTAATTTCAAGCGCTATTGATGATTTTAAAAAGAAGTCTCTTCCAGATCTATTGGAGCAAGCACGCCAAGATGGTGAAAGCCGTGCCAAAATGACTGCAGAGCAACGCGAATCAGCAGATCAGAAAGCCCGTCAAGCTGAGTTAGACAAGCGTGAATCTGAATTGAATCGTCGTGAATCAATTAATGCAACACGCGATTTGCTGGCTAAGGAAAACTTACCAGAAGATTTTGCAGAAGTGCTGAACGATGTCGATACTGATAAGCGCGCACAACATGTCGAAAACTTTGGAAAAGCTTTTAATAAAGCCGTTCAAGCTGGTGTTGAGGAACGCTTGAAGGGTAAACAAACTCCAGGCCAAACTGTAAATAACGGCAATGATCGTGAAGATACTAAATTCGCGCAAGAGTTAGCTGCAATGGCACATCCAAAGAAGCCTGCAAGTGATTTCTTTGGTCATAAAAAATAAGGAGGTTTAATCAATGACGATTAAACGTGATTTTATTTCAGAAACCCAAGTGCTGGGGAATGTACAACAGAAGGTAGCGTTGCCTGGACTGATTAGTGCAACTGGTGTAACGCCTAACAGTTTTGGCCGGAAAGTTATTCCGGCTGGGACGGTAGTTGGTGGTGCTAGTTCGTTTTTAGACGATTCACAAGCTGTATTGTCAGTAGGACAAGACGCCAAAGCACAAGGTGTATTAGAGCACGATGTAGATGTTACAGCTGGTGATGCGACTGGTACAGTCATTGTTTTTGGCTTTATTAATACTGCTCGTATTGCTAGTGGAGATGTTTCAGCCGATGCTAAAACAGCATTAGCTGGTAAAGTTACATTCTTCAATCGACCATAGGAGGACTGATAAATAATGAATATTTTTGATTTAGTAAATGCAACTAATATTGCCGCATATTGGGAAACGATTGCGCAGCAAGAAGCGCCATACTTTGGTGAAACTATTTTTCCAAATGTTCGTCAAGTAGGTATGACGATGGACTGGTTGAAAGGTGCAACCGGAGCACCTGTTGCTTTAGCACCATCAGCACTCGATACTAATGTTGTACCACGGGGACGTAAGGGACTAAGCAAGTTAACTCAGGATATGGCTTTCTTCAAAGAATCTAAATATGTTGATGAAAAGTTACGTCAGCAGTTATTAATGCTAGGCAATAGTGCTGACCAAACACTACGTGATACGATTATTGCTCATATTTTCGATGATGACATCGAGTTGATTAAGGGCGCTGCATTGCGGCGCGAGATTATCCGGATGGAAGCTTTGACAACCGGTAAAGCTAAGGTGACTGGGAATGGTGTTGATATGACTATTGACTACGATATGCCAGCTGAAAATATTGGTGCCTCAAAGGTTGCTTGGGGGGATGCTAAAGGTAACCCATTTGAAGACTTTGACCGGATTACGACACAAATTGGTAATAAAACGGGAGCCACGATCTCACGAGTTGTTATGAACCGGGTAACTTGGAATACGCTTGCAAGTAATGATGCTATTAAGTCTACTTTGCTGGCTAGTTCTGCAAGTAAGACTAATGTGGTACTACCCAAGTCTGTTATTATGACTTACCTGGAAGATGAATATGGTTTGAGTTTTGCTATTTATGATAAAGGGTACCTTGGTGCGGATGGTAAATTAGTTAAGTTTATTCCAGACGGTAAAGCCGTCTTTATGCCAGCTGTTGATCTTGGTAATACGCATTTTGGGACAACCCCAGAAGAAGCTGACCTGCTATCTTCCAATGCGGCACAAGTTCGTATTGTTGATACTGGTGTCGCAGTTACAACGACTACGAAAACTGACCCAGTGAATGTTGAAACTAAAGTATCTATGATGTCTTTGCCTTCATTTGAACAGGCTGATTCGGTTTATGTATTAGATACGACCGCAGGGGCGACAACCACTACAAATACCTCAGGATCTGGTGCCGCAAGTAGTACAACGACGGGTTCAGGAAAGTAGTTCACGGAGGGCTTTTTATGAATGATGAAGAGCGAACTGAACGAATTAAATCTTTACTGCATGGGATAAAACTGATGCGTGACTTAAAAGATGATGACAACGTTCTTGATGATAAGCTGGAACTTTATATTGGTGATGCATTAGATGCAATTGGTATCTATATTAACCAGGCTGAGGTACCACAACAATTAGACGGAGTTGTGCGCAAGATGGCTGCGTCTAAGTTTGTCCAAGAAGGTGCAGAGGGAGCTACGGCTACATCAGAAGAAGGACTATCTTTTACTTTTTCAGATGACGACATGAAGCCGTTCGCTACGTTACTAAATAAGTATGTAGACAATCAGTCTGGTGCTAACCGGTTAGGATCGGTGGTGACCTGGGATTGAAAATTGAAAGGGTCTATCTGTTGGCTAACAAAACTTCAACGCCAGCGGGTTCGTTAAATCGTAAAGCTGAGCCAACTTTGCTTGAAATGGTTGCGGATGCACGAGTTAATCAGATGGGTGCTCAACGACAGATGACTGTTTTTGGCAAAGTATATGCTGATGCTCAGATTGTTCGAGTAATGGGTGAACATACCGCGGACAGTATTGGTCTATCTGGTATGAGTCTCAAAACGTTTGCGCCAAGTTATGCGATTACTAAAGTAGCTTATCACCAATATCGAACCGATTTTTATATCATTGTTGATAAAAAGCAAGTTAGGGGTGACTAGATGTCAACTGATAATGAACATATCCCAACAGTTAGGTTTAGTATGACAGACAGTTGGTCGAGTCCTATTAATCAATTAATGCATACCATGGCGACGGTTAGCAGTGGGCAAGGCGTTACGCGCTTACAACGACTGCAATATGCACTAGATACAAATGCTAAGAAAGTTATTCATAATGCAGGTGTTGATGTGCAGAAGAAAGCTCGAGAAATTGAGCGTGCCAATGTTGGTGGCAAAAAATCAGGATACAAACCGACAGGAAATTTAATGCGAAGTATTGATGCGCATGACAGTTCGGAAGGTATGCAGACTGAAATTGCACCAGAAGCAATGACTAAGCAAGATTATGAATATGGTCAAGCTGTTGAGTTCGGCACGAAGGATGGTAGAATGCCTGCACAGCCATTTATGAAGCCTGCTGGTGATGAAATTGGTAGCAAGCTGAACGAGACCATCAGGGAAGCTCTTAAACAAGCCATTAAGGAGGCGTAGCTGTGGAACCAATATATCCGGTCGTAGACCTATTATTAAGTGCCCAAGCGTCTTTAACTGGTCTTAATCTGCTGGTCTTACTACCGAGTGATGAAGAAGATAATTTGACATTTCCGCAAGTTACTTTGCAACTTGATAATGTTACAGATACTAGTCAGTTAAAGTTTATCAGCCAGGATCAGCTAACCTTGCATGCTGATTTGTACGTAGATCATGATTTATACGGTGATGCACTGAACTTACAGCAAGCTATCACAGATCGGTTGAAATCATTAGTTGGTCAGAATTATCCCTTCATGGCGCTGCATTATTCTAGTCGGATTCTTACCGACAATTCACTACAAGATCGGACCTTATTTCATGTGCCGATTCTTGTAGACTATCAAGTTAATTACTAATCACTTACTGACGCTTAGGCGTCTTTTTATTTAGAAAGGGGCAGAAATATGCCAACAGGAATTGGAACAACAACAGAAGTTATCAGTCCAAAATTTGCCGATAAATTTATGTACTTTTGGAAGCGTGATAGCTGGCCAAAATCACGTAAACCAGAGGTAATGGGCCTACAAGGTGCTAGTTCTGGGACGAACACACGGACGGCTTCAAACGTCCAAACCAAAACGGTCACGTTGAAATCGTTGGGTGCTAAAACACAGCAACGAGTTGTTAATTTGGTTTATACCCAAAATGACAGCCTATATCGTGAATTAAATGATGCTTGGTCAAAAGGCGAAGTGATTCATTTATGGCGTGTTGACTTTAATACGTTACAAGGTACTAAGCCTAATCGAAGTGCAGAAGCTGAGTATTCGCAATGCCTTGTACCACAACTACCAATCACTGAAGGCATTGGTGCTATTACGCAATCAAATGCAACGTTTGAGGTGCAAGGCGAAGCCGTTGATGATGAAGATGGTAAGCCAGCTCGGGTTACAGAAGCTGACTTAGTTGATGGTTCATTTGATGTGTTGGACAAAGCCCTATATGCCTTCAGTCATGGTCAAGATGTTGGCGACAACAGTGCGACGACTAATATCCCTGATGAATCACAGCCATCTGATAACACAGCAAGTAATGGTTCAGCTAATACAGGTAAGTAACTTTTTAAGAAAGAAAGGATTTTAAATTATGCAATCTTTAAATATTAACGGTAAGTCATTAACACCAGTTATCAATTTTCGCTTTCGGTCGGTACTAGGTAAAAAGATGGGTGATGAGCAAGATAAGTCTGGATTTTCAAACCTAATTACTGGATTGGTACAATCTGATCCAGATGCTTTGTTAGCATTCTATGAAGCGGCACTAGCAAGTGATCACCCAAGCGACAGTGATTTGTATGACGCTTTGGATGATCAAGTATTCAAAGATACTGATTCCGAAGAAACCGCCTTTAAAGATGCAGTCAATGCATTAAATAATAGTGGTTTTTTCAAGATCAAGGCCAAAGCCTGGAAGAAGCGCAACGATCAATTGCGAACCGTCTTGCAAGCACAGCTCGACGCCTTGGCCGACCAAGACGATCAACGGGCAGCAACGCAGAAGACCGGGATTCAAGTTGGCCTCGATCAGATCAACGAAGCGGAGAACGCTTTCGACAAAATGACAGCACCAGTAGCAAACAGTCAGACAGCCTCAGTCAATGGTTAGAAGGCGCTCGTCGTTATATCGGCATTACTGATATTAATGCTTTTTATGATTTAACAGTCTCAGAATATAATGCCATGCTCAAAGGAGCGTTGCTGGCTAGAATTGATGATTTACATGCACAGAGGCAAGCTGCTAGTTTTACTAGACCGGTTCTTATTGCGGACGGTGAGAAGAACCAACAGTACGACCAAGAAATAACAGAGAATTTGAAGCGACAAGAATCGCAGATAAAACGACAGTTTGACCCGTATTTCATCAAACAGCAGCAAAATAAAAACGAACAGACAATGGCACTGTATCAATTAATGCACGGTAATGGAGGTGGCGACTAGTGGGCGCAGATTATGTAGTTGATGATAAGGTTCGTTGGT